CCTTCCAGTGCTAATTTTGCGGCGGCTGTAACAGATGAAAGCGGTACAGGTGCATTGTTGTTTGCAGGTGGTGCTTTAGGTACCCCAGCTTCTGGTACATTAACTAATGCTACTGGGTTACCATTAACAACAGGTGTAACAGGTACATTACCAGTCGCCAATGGTGGTACAGGTGTCACATCTTCCACCGGTACTGGTAGTGTTGTATTAAGCGCATCGCCTACATTTACAGGTACAGTTGCTGCAGCCAGCTTGACTCTAAGCGGTGATTTGACAGTCAATGGTACAACCACGACAATTAACTCAACAACTTTAACAGTTGATGATAAAAATATTGAGTTAGGTTCTATTGCATCTCCAACAAATACCACAGCAGATGGTGGTGGTATTACCCTTAAGGGAGATACTGATAAGACCCTTAACTGGGTGAATGCTACAGGAGCTTGGACTTCTTCTGAAGACTTTAACCTTGTCTCTGGCAAAGTATTGAAAATAGCTGGTACAAGTGTTTTAAGTGGGTCTACACTAGGTTCTGGAGTTACAGGGTCAAGTTTAACATCAGTTGGTACAATTGCTACAGGTGTATGGCAAGGTACAGCAATCGCTACTACTTATGGCGGTACTGGTAATAGTTCAGGTTATGCAAGCGGAGGCGCTGCTTCTGCTGCAACTGCTACTGTTGTTGATGATACTGCTACAAATGCTACTTATTACCCAATGCTCGGTCAAGCCACATCAGGTAATACAGCACCAAAAGTATCAAGTACTAAGCTTACATTCAACCCTTCTTCTGGTTTGTTAACATCAACAGATTATAACTCTTCATCAGATAAGAGATTGAAGAAGAATATTAAGACTGTTACAGGTGCTTTGGATACCGTTGATGCTTTACGCGGTGTCTCATTCGAGTGGAATGAAGGTGGCGCTAAAGCGATTGGTATGATTGCTCAGGAAGTTCAAGCAGTAATTCCTGAGATTGTAACTACAGATGATAACGGTTACCTGGGTATTAAGTATACCAACGTAATTGGTGTTTTGGTTGAAGCAATAAAAGAATTGAAAGCTGATTTCGAAGCATACAAAAAGACGCATCCTTAATACGTTATAAATATATCAGGGAGTGTGTAAAAACCTCCCTGATTTTTTTGAGAGAATATGCCTTTAAATTTTCCTTCTACACCGGCGACAAGCACCACCTATACGTTCAATAATAAAACTTGGACGTATAACGGTAATGCATGGGCTTTATCTACAGGTGGTTCACTCAACACATCAGTAGTACCTGAAGGGTCTAATTTATATTTTAGTAATGCGCGAGCTATAGCCGCGATTACCAACACCTCGTTAAGTAATATTACTGTTACAAATAATGTAACTTCAGGTGCATCATTAACAACTGGTAGTTCAACAGCTGGTACATATCAGACATCTGGTAACGTTAATTCAAACAATTTAAGAGTTGTAACAGCATCATCTCTAGGTACTGTTCAATCTGGTACATGGAATGGTACATCTATTAGTACTACATATACAGATGCTAAAATTGTTGCTGTATCTAATACAGCACCGGTCTCTGTTACAACAAGTTCAGGTACTGCTACAGTTAGTTTATTGTCCTCTGGTGTATCTGCAACTACTTATGGTGGTAGTACTGCGATACCTGTGCTTACGGTAGATACATACGGTAGAGTTACAAGTGCATCTAATGTCTCAGTAACATCAGGTACTACTATTACTGATGATACTACTACTAATACAACAAGATACATAACTTTAACTTCCTCATCTTCAGGTTCTATTAGTACAGCTAACGTATCTACATCTAAATTGTTCTTTAATCCTTCCACGGGTTTGTTAACATCTACTGATTACAATTCGTCATCAGATAAAAGATTGAAAAATAATATTAAGACTGTTGAGAATGCAGTTGAGACAATCACTGCCTTAAGAGGTGTTACTTTTGACTGGAAAGAGGGAAGTACTAAAGGTATTGGGTTAATTGCACAAGAAGTTGAAAAGATAATTCCTGAAGTGGTTAATACCGATGAAGATGGCTATAAGGGAATTAAGTATACCAACATTATAGGTATTCTGGTTGAAGCTATAAAAGAACAGCAAGAACAAATAAATAATCTTAAGAAACAAATAGAGAAACTATAATGTCCTCACCATCTTCCAGACAAAACCTTATTGATTATTGCCTTCGTTCACTTGGATTTCCAGTATTGGAGATCAATGTGGATGACGATCAATTAGAAGATCGAATTGATGAAGCTATTCAATACTACAGAGACTTTCATTATGATGCTGTTGAAGCGGTATACCTTAAAGAACAAGTAACTGCCTCTTTAATACAAATTACCGGGGTTAATGCTGCTTCTTTTTCCATTGGAGAAAAGATTACTGGAAGCTCTTCAGGATCTACAACATTTGTACATGCAAACGTATCAGCCAATCGTGTAAATGTAAAAAATACCGCAGGTACATTTACACCAGGTGAAACAATCGTTGGAGTATCCTCAGGTACATCAGCTACACTTAGCACCATTACCCTGGGTAACTTTGATAACAAATACATTACTCTTAACGACTCTGTATTAAGCGTTGTAAGGACCTTACCATTATCAAGTAGATCCAATAGTATCAGCTTCTTTGACGCTAAGTATCAGTTAATGCTTAATAACATCCAGTCTTTAACTAATACCGATATTCAGTATTATACAATGTTAAAGATGCATATTAACTTGATTAACGACCTAATGACAGGACAAAAGCCTGTAAGGTTTAATCGTCATATGAATAGATTGTATATTGATTTAACATGGGGAGATGGGGGTGATCTAGCTATTGGGGATTATATTATTATTGAAGCATTTCGAACCCTAGATCCAGATACCTACACCGATGTATACAACGATGGGTTCTTAAAGAGGTATGCTACTGCTTTAATTAAACGTCAATGGGGAGTTAACCTCAAAAAGTTCGAAGGCGTTCAATTACCAGGTGGGGTAACGTTGAATGGTCAAAAGATCTTTGATGAAGCGACGGAAGAGATCAAAGAGTTAAAAGAAGAAGTTAGATCTACTTATGAACTCCCTGTAGATTTCTTTACAGGTTAAGAATGTTCTTAGATATCTCATCAGCCCACCAATGGATTATACCTTCAAGGCAACAACTAATCCACGTGGATATACCGAATAATGGCAACTAATTTTTATTTTCAATCTGGTATACCTGGAGGAAGATCTTCAGAGCAATTGCTTATGGAAGACATTATAATAGAGTGCCTGAAGATATACGGGTTTGATACCTATTACATGCCTCGTAATGCCGTTAATGAAGATGTTATTTTGGGTGAAGATACCTTAAACAACTTCGAGCATGCATATCCTTTAGAAATGTATATGCAGAATGTTTCAGGGTTTGAGGGTGATGGAGACCTGATGACAAAGTTTGGTGTTGAAATACGCGATACTGCCACCTTTGTTGTTGCAAGAAGAAGATGGGATGAAGTTATTGCCTCTTCTGGTAATGCAGTTTTAACAACAAGACCGGCTGAAGGTGATATTATTTACTTTCCACAAACAAAAGCATTCTTTGAAATTAAGAGAGTCGAAGCTACAGACCCTTTTTTCCAGGTTGGTAAGTTATACGTTTATAAACTCCAATGTGAGTTGATGCAATACTCTTCTGAAGTCTTTGATACTGGAATATCGGAGATAGATGGTATCGCCGCAGATAAGTCAGCTGACATTAACGCGTTTAACTTGTTGCTTGAAACTGGTTCAAGAGCGTTGCTAGAAGAATATAACCCGGCTGGTATTATTCTTCAATCTTATAACATAGGAACAATCTTTCCTAATACAGATAATGAAGACTTTAAAGGTGAGATTTCTGTATTAGACTTCTCCGAGCATAACCCATTCGGAGAAATAAGTGTTTAATAACAAATTTTATTGGGGAACAATACGAAAGTCAATTGTGGCTTTTGGTAATATGTTTAATAACATCCACATAGATAGATTAGATTCTGGAGGTAATATTACCCAGACCCTTCGTGTTCCTCTATCTTATTCTCCAAAGCAAAAGTTCTTAGCAAGAATTGCCGCTCAACCTCAATCATTTGAACAGAGTTTTGAGACCTACCTTCCAAGACTTGGATTTGAGATGATGAGTTTAGCTTATGACCCAGCAAGAAGAGTGAGCTTAGTTCAGCAGAATAGAGCACTTAATGGTACATCTACTACATCTTTAAATGCTCAGTACGCTCCAACACCCTATAATATTGCTATGACTTTGTATGCTTATACAAAGAACCAGGATGATGGCTTACAAATTATAGAGCAGATTTTACCTTATTTTAATCCAGATTATAATCTGACACTTAATGCCATCCCTGCAATGGGAATTAAGAACGATTTGCCTATCATTCTTGACAACATAAATTACGAAGATGAGTATGAGGGTGACTTTACTCAAAGAAGAGCCATTATTTGGACTCTTAACTTCACAATGAAACTTAACTTTTATGGTCCAGTCAACAGACAGGGCATTATTAAAACTACAAACGTCAATACATTTTCAGATCCCGCACTATCTAATAAACAATCTTCATACTCCGCAGCAGTTAACCCTAACACAGCCGTTCCTGGTGATATTATTGGTATTACAGATACGTTTGAGGACTTTTAATGAAATCACTTAACAGAATTAACGATGTCTTTAATGTAGAGACAGAAGTTGATTTACCTATTCCAACCAGTATGCCGGTGGCGTACAATCCTTCTGAATTAGATCAAGAGGATGATTTTCAATTGGCTCGTAACACCCTTCGTGGTTTAATTAATAAGAATGACGATGTGATGACTGAGCTGGTTCATATAGCCAAGAACTCAGAAAATCCAAGAGCATTTGAAGTAGCCGGACAATTAATATCCGCCCAGACTGCTATCACTAAAGAGTTAATTGGATTACATAAAACTAAAAAAGATATTGATAAGGCAAGTGGTAAGATGGAGAATATTAAACAGCAGAACAACATCGTGTTTGCTGGTTCTACTTCTGATCTTATGAAGATGATTAATGGAAAATAATTCATATAACGGAAATGACCTACTCAAGCCAGCCGGCTTTGAGATGCAGTTTACCTCCGAGCAGGTAAAAGAGTTAATGAAGTGCAAAGAGAATCCAATATACTTTATTGAGAACTATTGTTATATTGTTTCTTTGGATAGAGGTTTGATCCTATTCAGTCTGTATGATTGCCAGAGAGAAAAAGTAGATGTCATTATGAATAACAGAAAAGTTATTCTGATGGAAGGACGTCAACAGGGTAAGACTATTACATCGGCTGCCTGTATACTTCACTACACTATTTTTAGTTCTAATAAAACTGTAGCTATTCTTGCTAACAAGTCAACTGCAGCCAGAGAAGTATTATCCCGTTACCAAATTATGTACGAGAATTTACCTCTGTGGATGCAACAAGGCATTAAGACTTGGAACAAAGGTGACGTTGAATTAGAGAATGGATCCAAGGTATTTACATCTGCCACTTCAACTTCTGGTATTCGAGGCAAATCGGTTAACTGGTTGTATATTGATGAGGCGGCTATTATACCTAATAACGTTGCAGAAGAATTCTTTACATCCACCTATCCAACTATTATGGCTGGAGAGACCACAAAGGTGTTGCTAACCTCTACACCTTTAGGTTATAATCATTTCTGGAAGTACTGGAATGATGCCCAGGAGGGTCGTAACGGTTTTGTAGCATTACAGATACCTTACTGGAAGATTCCAGGTAGAGATGAAAAGTGGGATGCAGAACAGAAATCGGTCCTAGGCGAGCTTAAATTTAATCAAGAGGTG